TAGATAAAGCATAGCATAGCACTACCAACAGGCTTTGAAATGCTTTTTTATTTTGTTTATGTGTTGTGTTTATAGAAATATATCCGTGTATTTAAGAAATACTACCCCCCGACAATATTTTGATTTTTAAGGTTAAAACTTAAAGACCAACCTGCGCTCATTTATTCACAATGGCAGCGAGTTGCTAACCATTATTGGAAAATTTGGGCAAAAAAAATAGGCTTTCCTTTTAATTTTTGGAAAACCTCTAATGTTTGCTAAACTTTATCACTACAGTAATTATAAGCGATTTAAAGTTAAAAGTCAAGAGGAGAATACAGATGAAAAAAGGAACAAAAAAAGAGACAAAAAAAGAGACAAAAAAAGAGAGTGGAATGGGAAGAAAAGTTACAAGTAGATTTTTTGTGCCATCGAAAGAATATAAAGAGAACAGAAAAAAATTATTTTCTGCTGTAGAGAATTTATCTATCGGAGATAGAATGTTGTTTTATGAATTGTTTGAGATATTTGAAACTCATGTAGGTATTTGTAAGCAACTGATTAAAGAAATCAAAGGAGATGGAGTAATCATTGAAAAAGAATACGTTAAAGGAAGACCAACAATAGTGGCACATCCTGCTATAACTAACTATAATGCTTCTACAAAAGCAATGAATACAACTGCTTCTCAATTATCTAAACTTTTCGATAAGTTAGGAGAGAGTGATAAAGCAGGAATTGACTTAAAAGAAATTTTAGGAAAAGGTTCAGATTAATGTTAGTAGAAAAATCTATAAAGTATGCAAAAGATGTAATAGCAGGAAAAGAAATTACTACTAATGAAGTTAAATGGGAGTGCCAACGTTTCTTAGACTTACTAAAAGAACAGAAAAAGAAAAGCTGCAAGTATTATTTTGATGAAGAAAAACTAGAAACCATTGATAATTTACTTAAAGTAATGACAATGGCAACTGGTGTAGATGGTATCAGAGGACAAAGTGTAAATGAAACATTAGCACCGTTTCAATGTTTCTTCATAGCGAACGTATTTGGATGGAGATTTAAAGCAAAGAAAAAAGTGTTTAAGTATCGTGAAATAACGTTATTCATACCACGTAAGAACGCTAAAACATTTACTTGTGCTTTAATCTTCTTAATTCTAATGCTTACAGAGGAAGATTATTCAGAGTTCTATTCAATATGTATTGATAGGGAGTTATCAGGGGAGGTTAAAAAGGCTATTGTTCAATTAATAGAGAACAGTCCAGCTTTACAACCTTATTTCAAGTTAACTTCTACACTAGCAGGAAAAATCACCTGTACATTGAATAAAAATACATATCAAGCAAGGACTGCTGTAGCAAATAGTAATAACGCTATCCGTCCTGCTGCATTCATTGCAGATGAAGTTGGAGCATTTAAGACTAAAGACAACATTAAAGCAATGGAATCAGGACAATTAAACGTAACTAACCCTCTAATGTTTAAAATCACTACTGCTTATGCAGAAGATAAGAGTATCATGCTAGAAGAACTTGATTATCTTAAAAAGATATATGCAGGAACTGAAAAGGATGAACGATTATTTGCTTTACTTTATTATGCAGATGAAGAAAATCTTTGGACGGAACACGGTTTACAAATGAGTAACCCATTACGTATAGAAGATAACTATGAAAGTATCAGACGTATGAGAACAAAAGCATTAAGTGTTGAAAGTGATAGAGCAGAATATCTGACTAAACACATGAACCACTTCTTACCAACGCTTAGTGGAGAAGAGTACATTGATATTAATAAAGTCAAAGAGTGTATTGTACCTATGGTTGATTTTAGTGGTAGAGATGTATATGTAGGACTTGACTTAGCGTTAAGTACCGATAACTTAGCTGTAAGTATAGCTAGTTTAGATGATGATGGAGAAACTATTTTATTAGATAGTTGGGCGTTTATACCTGCAGGAAAAATGGAAGAGAAGAGCAGGAAAGAAAGAACTAACTATCGTTCACATATAAGTAGAGGTAATTGCTTTGCTTGTGGAGATGAAGTAGTAGATTATGCTTTTGTAGAACGCTTTGTAATGGACTTAGAAGAGGAATTAAACTGCAATGTAATGGCAATAGGGTACGATATATGGAATAGTGCAAGTACTGTACAAAAACTAGAAGAAAATGGTTATTTAACGGTTGCTGTTAAGCAACATAGTAGTGTACTACACCCTACAGTTAAATTAGTAGAAGAAAAGATACTGAATAAAGAAATTCAGTTTGAAGACAATCCGTTACTTATCCAAAACTTCCAAAATGCAAGGTTAGTAGAAGATAATAATAGAAATAAATATGTAAATAGGAAGAAGAGTACTGGAAAAATAGATATGTTGATGTCTACATTCAGTGCTGTTCATTTATTAACAGAGAATGAAATCTTAGGTAATACGTTTATAAGTGCTGTTTTATAGTCCTAAATAAGACTTAAAAAGGTTTAATAACGGAGGAAAGGAGGATAATATGGGAATTTTCGGAAACTTATTTACCAGGGAAGTAAAAGAAACAAAACCAGCTTTATTTGAAGAAGTTTTTGGAGTTGCTAGTGATAGAGTTACCATTGATGATGCTTTAGAGATACCTATTGTAAATGCTTGTGTATCAAGAGTAAGTGATGTTATAGCTTCTACTGACTTAAAGCTATACAAGAAAACAGATAAAGGTAGAGAAGAAGTAGAGAATGATAACAGGGTAAAATTGCTTAATACAAGAGTGGATAATGGTTCAATCAATAGTTTTGAGTTGAAAAAACTAATGGTTAGAGATTATTTCTTAAAAGGACACTGCTATTTCTACATCAAACGTAAAGGAAATACAGTTGAAGATATAGCTTACCTTGAAAATGTAGCGATTAATCATAATCATGACCCATTTAATAAGATTTATACAATTCTTGCTTACGATAGGACGTTAAGACCTTATGAAACGCTTAGAATTACTAGAAATAGTAAAAATGGTATTAAAGGTAAGTCGATTATAGAAGAAACAGGACTACATTTTCTACTGATTATTAAAACAATGGAACGGCTGCTAATGGATGCTAAACGTGGTTTCTTACCTAAAGGGATGTTCAAAATGGAGAAAAACATTAAAGATTTAGATAGAATCCGTGATGATATTAAAAAAATGTTAAGTGATAACAATAGTGGATATATCTTTATGAATAGTTCTATTCAGTATGAACCTTTAGAGAAGAAAAAAGACGTAGAAAATGAAGCAAAAGCGAATACTTCTGAATTAAATAAAATTGCTGCTATGTTCGGAGTACCTGTAAGTATTATCAACGGTGGAGCGAATGAAGAAGATAAATTTAACTTTATCAACTTTACCATCCTACCTCTACTAGCAAATATAGAATCTAGTTTAAACAGAGATTTACTTACAGAGCGTGAACAAGGTAAATACTATTTTGCTTTCGATACAAAAGAGTTGCTTAAAGGAAACTTGAAAGAACGTTTTGAAGCGTATCAGTTAGCAATTAAGAACAACATAATGAGTATGGATGAAGTACGTGACTTAGAGAATATGCCACGACTTAATTTTGGTTTCTACAAGTTTAATATTGCAGACGCTATGTATTACAGAGATGATGATAAAGATGTAAATATGTTAGTCAACGTAAATACAAATACTGCTATTGACTTAAATCGAGTACTTAGTACAAAAAGTGAAAGTGGTGTAATGGACTTCAATCCGAATCATAGCAAGAGTGTTTTAAACCAAAATAACAATGCAGCAGGAGAAGAACCTGCACAAGATGAAAAAGAAGACACTCAAGAAGAAGTAGACGATAAAGAGTCGAAAACACGTCCTGAACAAGACGATAAAAGGTTAAATAAAAGGGAAAGGAGGTAAAGTAGATGAAAGTTAGAGTTTTGGATAATAAAGCTATTATTAGTGGATATGTTAACGTAGCAGAGCGAATTTCCAAAAGGCTAAAAGAAAATGGTACTGAATTTTATGAAAAAGTAAAAGAAGGTGCTTTTGGAGATGCTGTTAGACGTAACAACAATATCAAAATTCTGTTAAATCATGATTATCAACGTGAGTTAGGAAATACTACTAGCAATTTAACAATATATGAAGATAGTATCGGTTTATATGCAGAAGCAGAAATTACTGATGCAGAAGTAGTACAAAAAGCAAGAAACAACGAATTAAGTGGTTGGAGCTTTGGATTTGTACCACTAAAGGAACATATCAATGAAACGTACAGTGATATACCATTAAGGACTGTAGAAAGTCTTAATTTATATGAAGTATCTATCTTAGATAATGCTCATATACCTGCTTATAATTCAATGAGTTTAAATGTGAGAGATGTAACTCATGAACCTATTGAGATTAGAAGCTATGAAAACTTAAATATTACAGTGGATGAACCACAAGAGGAGTTGCAGCGAGAAGTTGACAACTCTATTTTTATTGACAAAATAGACGAATTTTTAAAAGAGAGGAACTTATAAAATGAATTTTAAACAATTAATCGAATCAAGAAATGATAAAATCGCAAAATTAAAAGCGTTAAAAGAAATTGCTAAAACAAGAGCAATTACAGAAGAAGAAAATACAGAGTTTGAAACTTTAACAGAAGAAATCCGAGCTTTAGACACACGTATTAAAGTATTAGAAGCAGAAGAAAGAGAACTAGTAGATGTAGAAGTGGATAAATTAGATGTATCACAAGAATTACGTGAGTTCTTAAAAAATCCATCAATCTCATTACGTGCTTATGGAACTGGAGCAGGAAACGTATTTAAAGCATCAGATGCAGGTGCTGTTATCCCAAAAACATTATCAGATAAAATCATTGAAAAAATCTTAGCAGAGTCTGATATTTTACCAAAATTAACTAAATACTCATTAACTGGAGAGCTTTTAATTCCTAAATTTGATGCTTCTACATTATCAGTTGCATTCTATGAAGAGTTCGCAGAAACAGTTGAAAGTAATGCTCAATTCACAAGCATTAAACTAACAACTTTCCGTATTTCAGGACTATTAAAAATTTCTAAATCATTAATCAACAATGTGAAATTTGATATTGAATCATTCTTAATTTCAAAAATTGCAGAAACATTCAGATTATTCTTAGAGAAATCAGTAGTACAAGGTGCTCCAGGTAAGTTTGATAGCTTATTCACTGCAGAAACAGATAAAACACTTACTTTAGCTAAAAAAGATACATATTCAATCAATGATTTAATTGATTTACAAGCTAAATTAAAAGCTGTATTTCAATCAAAAGCTGTATTTGTAATGCACCCAGATACATTAACAATCTTACGTAAATTACAAGACAATAACGGACAATACTATGTACTTCCTGATGTAACAAGAGGTTTCGGACAACAAGTGCTTAACACTTCAATCTTAACTACTGACTTTGCACCAGCAGGACAAGTATTATATGCAGATATTTCAGCTTATGGTTTATCAGCATCAGAAGAAATGAATATCCAAGTATTAAATGAGAAATTTGCAACTCAACACGCTGTAGGGGTATCAATCCACGGACAATTTGGTGGTAAAATCGTTGACGAACAAGCGTTCGCACTACTTAAAAACAAAGAATAGGTAGGTAAGTAAGATTGACTGAAATTTGTTTAGAAGATGTAAAAAGTTATTTAAGAATACTTGATAATTCAGAGGACGGTCAATTAGAGCTTTTGTTAGAGAGTGCTGTTGAGTATATCGTAAGTCACACTGGCTTAAATGAAGGTGTAGTAAGGACTAAAAACGATATACGAACTGCACTACTAGTACTAGTTAGTGACTTCTACTGGAATAGAGATTATCAAACAGGAAATAAATATCATAATAAGTTAGTCGAAAACATTATAGAAAATAATAGAACTAACTTTATAGCATAGGAGGTAATTTATGGTTATTCAAACAGGAATGTTTAATAAAAAAGTTACCTTTATTAAATACACGGTTGTAACTAACTCTTTTGGAGCTAGAGGAAAGCGAGAGGAAACAGAGTTATTTCAAGCGTATGGATATATTAGTAATTTAAGAAATAGTGAGTTTTGGGAAAGTAGACACGGCAATGATAAGAGTAAATTGCGATTAAGAATAAGATTTACACCTAAAGTACTAGAATTAGATACTAAAACATGTTTTGTGAAGATAGACAATAAAACATGGAACATACTTTCTATTGAGAATGTACTTAATAGAAATAGAGAATACTTGATGTATTTGGAGTTTAAAGATGAGTAACATAGTTAGTGTTGAAATTGAAGATTTTGGCAACTTAGATAATTGGTTACAAGAATATCCACGAAAAGTATATGATATGGCAGAAAATAGTGGTAGAAAAGCAGGTAGAGAAGGTAGAAAGATATTAATTGCAACTTCACCAGGTAAAAATAGAAAATATGCAAAAGGTTGGAGTGTAAGAAATAAATCTACACTAGCAGGAGGAGTAGATTTTGTTATTCACAATAAAGTAAAACCTCACTTAGTACACTTGTTAGAAGATGGACACGTGATGTTTTTATTTGGAAAACCTACAAACAAACGTGTACCAGCAAAACCACACTTTGAACCTGCTAAAAGAAAGGTTGGAGATTTATTTGAACAATATATTGACAAAGGTTTACGAGAGCTTGACTAAAGTAGGTATACCTGTAGCTTACTTCAATTTTGACAATACAGAGGATGTTCAAGCTCCGTTTATAATCTTTAGAAACACAAAAAATATAGTTAGTGCAGATAGCGATATTTATTGTTACGAGCATGACTTTAATATAGAGTTTTATCACCATGGAAATGATGAAGAACTTGTAGAAAAATTTAGAGAAGCGTTGTACGGGATAAAAAAAGTCGTGTTGTATGAACAAACACCACTAGACGGAGTTATTTTATTACGTGCAACGTTTAGTCTTTTAGAAGACAAAATTACAGAAAAAATACAAGAAACAGAGGAGAATATAGTAAATGAGTAACAAATATATGTTTAATTTAAAAAATGTTCACTATTCAATCGTTACAGTAGGACAAGACGGTACTTTACAATATGGTGCTGTTAAGCGATTAATGGGAACTACAGAGCTTACAATGGAGTTAGAACAAAGTTCAGAGAAACACTTTTCAGAAGGACTAGTTTATTTTGTAACAACTTCAAGTGCAGGTTATAAAGGAGAATTATCAATTTATACTGTAGATGCAGAGTTTGAAAAAGAAGTATTAGGACTTAAAGAAGATAGTAAAAAAGTTCAATACGAATCTATGTACGACCAAACAAAAGAAATTGCTTTACTATTTGAAGTAGACGGAAACGAAAAAGAAGAAAGACACTGCTTATTACGTGTTAAATTCTCAAAACCTAAATACGAATACAAAACTACTACTGATAAAGTAGATGTACCTGTATTAAAACTTTCTTATGAAGGACTTTCAAACGAAAAAGGTATCGGACGTATTAAAACGCATAAAGAAACAGATGGAGAAGTTTACAAAAACTGGTTCAAGAGTGTATATACACTTGCTGTAGAAGAATAATAAAGAATAGGAGCTTATTACAATGGAATTAAAAATCGGAAAAAACACTTATCAAACAATACAAGTTACAGGAGATTTTCCTATCAAGTTTTATAAAGAAACAGGATATGATATTTTCGCTTTAGATGCAGATGATTTATCAATTTTACAAAGATATGAAATCTTATTAAATGTAGCACATGCTTTAATTGGTAGAAAAGATACAGTAGAGGAGTTTGCTAGCGAATTTACTATGTCAGATTTAATCGGAGCATACACACCTATTGTTGAGTGCTATATGGAAACTACAGAAGCTAAAGTAGAAGATAAAACAGAAAAAAAGTAACCACACGAAAGATGACAACCCCACTTTACTTACTTAGATGTAAGCAAGTGGGGTATTCTTATGCAGATTTAAAGGAAATACCTATGAGTGTTATTCAAGGAAGTTTTATTGAACAAGGTAATGACTCATACGATTATCCACTTAAAGCAACTCAAAAAGAGATAAATATGCTTTAAGAAACATTGAATTTTAGAGGAAAGGAGGAAAAATAATGGCACTAGAAGAAAGAGGTAGACGGATAACCTTAAAAGCAGATATATCTCAATTAAAAACTGCTTTTAATAAAGTGAATGCACTTGCTAGAGAGAGTAAAACAGAGCTTAGGAAGATAGGACAAGCACTAAAGTTCGACCCTCACAACGTAGCTTTACTAACTCAAAAACAACAAGAACTTAACAGAGTTGTAGCACAAAACTATAAACTAATCGGTAACTTGAAAAAACAAATTGAGAAGCACGTAAAGTTAGGAGAAACTAGAGAAGTTAAGAAACTAACTACTCAATTAGAGATTTTACGCTCTACAAATGAAACGTTTAAAGCTAGTTTAAAAGAAACTAAACATCTTTTAAGTAATATTGCTAGCGTTAGTGGACTAGCAAAGCTGGATAAAGAGCTACAGTCAAGCAGGAGCAATGTAGAGCGACTAAATAAGGCTTTAAAACTAGATACAACAAACGTAAGTAATCTAGCTCATAAATTTCTTGAGTTACAGTCACAAGAGGACTCTTTATTAAAGAAAACTCATATACTGACACAAGACTTAAAGAAAATCGACTTTAAAGTCAATCCACAAGGTTATTTAGAATTGAAATCTAAATTAGAGCAAGCGAAAGCAGATGCAACTCAAGTTAGATTAGAGCTAGATAAGTTAGGTGGAGCAAAATTCAATCCTGTAATTGCACAACTTGAAAAGCTAGATAGTGAGATTAAGAAAAGTCGAGAAAGTAGCAAACTACTTAAACAGGCTTTAGATATTAAACCTACTAGTTTAACAAAGAGTATGCACTTAGAAGAAGCACGTACCCAACTAGATAAAACTAGAGAGAAGATAAAACTACTTAAATCTGAACTTTCTAAAGTGAATACTAATGAAAGTAGAGCAGAGTTCATCAAACTGACTGGTAAAATAGCAGAGAGTGAAAAGCACGTTAAAGAATTAATTCATAGCGTAGGAATTTTAAATGCTAGAAAACTAGACGGTGTAAGAGGTAGTTTTAGTGCAATAGGAAGTTCGTTAGATAGTAATGCACAAAAAGTAGCTAACTTTGGTAGAAACTTTACTTTCGGTTATACATTACCTGTAACGTATGGAGCGAAAAAAGTTGTAGATAGTTTTGTAGAAACTGACAATGCTTTAAGGCGAGTTGCAGCAGCTGCATCTGATGGAGTAGCTAGTAAATTTACAACTGAGTTTGCAAACATGGAAGAAGCTGCTAGAAAAGCTTCAAAAGGAAGTGTGTACAGTATTAGAGAAGTTGCTGGTGGTATGGAAGAATTGATTAAAGCTAACTGGAAAGCATCAGATGCTCAAGAACAAGTAATCAATGTAATGAACCTTGCTAGAGTAGAGGGTATGAACTTAGCACAAGCAACTGAAATAGTTTCTGATGGTATGGCAGCTTTCGGACTGAAAGCAGAGAAGACTGCAGACTTTACAGATGCACTTACAATGGCTTCTATTAAATCTACTACTAATATTTCTGAAATGGGACTAGCGTTTAAATATGCTGCTCCGATAGCAGGGACGTTGAATTATTCTATACAGGAAGTTGCAACTGGTTTAGCTTTAATGGCAAATAACGGTATTAAAGGTTCAATAGCAGGTACTTCATTAAGAGGTGGACTAACCAACTTAGTTAAACCATCTGCAGAAGCGAAAAGAGCATTAGATGCAATAGGTTTTAGTATGGTTGATGCAAACGGAAAAACTAAAAAATTCTTACCTGTAATTCAGGAATTAAGAGAAAAAACTAAAAACATGACTGAAACTCAAAAACAACAATTTGCAGCAGCCGTGTTCGGTAAAACTGCAATGAGTGGATGGTTAGCTATTTTAAATGCAACAGATGGTAAAGTTAAAGAATTAACGGACTCTATTAATAACTCAAAAGATGCTACTAAAAACATGGCAGACCAGCTTAATAGTGGTGTAGGTGGTGCGATTGAAAAATTCAAAGCATCATTAAGTAATGCAGCTTATGAAACAGGTAAAGCGTGGGCACCAACTATTAAAGCACTAGCAGAGGGAGCAACAGAAGCACTTAAATGGTTCAATAATTTAGGAGATGGAACAAAACGTTTTATTACTGGACTGATAGGAATTACTGCAGCTGCAGCACCATTAACATGGGCGATAGGTGGTTTAATTTCTCCATTTATTAAGTTTAAAAACTTACTAACAGGTTTACGAACTGCTAAAACAGTAGCAGAAATGGGAGAAGTAGCTAGTAAAGGTGGTTTAGTTGCAAGAACTTTCGCAGCGATACCTCCACAAATGAAATTATTTGCTGGTGGTGCTTTAGTATTAGGTGGTGCACTATATTATTTAAGAAATAAGTTCGACCCACTAATAATTGCTCAAAAACAAGCACAAGAGAGTGCAGATAAAGTAGGAGATGCATTTAAACGTGTAGGAGAATCAGCTAGAGAGTTCGGAGATAAAATCAAACAGTCTAGTGATGTTTTCGAAAGTACTTTTGGCTCAAATAATAAGTTTGTTCAAAACTTAGAAAAACTAGCTTCTGAAACAGAAGCAGGTTTCCAAAAGATAAAAGGTATCCTAGATAGAGCTACTTCTGAAAATAGAGAAGTTACTAAACAAGAAGCAGAAGGTATAAGTGCTAATTATAATCAATTAGTTAACTCATTAAATGAACGTGTTAAAGCAGAATCAAAAGGTTATGATGAAATCATTAAAATAACTAAAAACGCTGCTTCTAATAGAAGTATTAATGATGCAGCTTATGAAACACAATTTGCTTCACATATTAAGAAAATAGGAGAAATACACGGACAATCTAAAGAAAATACTCAAAAATGGTATGATGATTTAGTTGCGATAAATAGTCAGTTACCTCCCGAATTACAACTTAATATGGATAAGATAAATGAAGTTTATCAGAATGCTTTAGTTCGTGATAGAGAAAACTACAATAAGAGTTCTCAAGCTGCTATTCAAGCATACGAGCAACGCTACAAAATAGAAAGTGACTTTATACCTAAACTAACAGAAGCTAAAAGAGGTATGGAAGAAGTTGAAAGACAACACCAACAAAGGCTTAAAGAGAATAGAGAAGCAGCAAAATTTGATGTTGAATTACAACATACTTTAGATGAACAGGAAGACAAACGTTATGCAGAAGAGAAAGCATGGCACTATAGAGATTTAGAAAGTAAGTTTGATGAACATAAAATCAAACAGACTGGACAATGGTTAGCTGCAATACAAGAGAATATTCAAAATGGTGGAGAGTTAACTGCTTCACAAGCTAAAAATGTACAAGACTTTTTAGCTACTATGAATAATCTTCCTGAAGAAACTAGAAATAAAATTACTCAAGGTTTAAAAGATGCTGGTATTGATATAGATACTTTAGGTGCAAGTTTAGCAGCACAAATGCAAAAACACGGAGTATCTTTAAACAATCAATTTGCTAGTGGTTTATTAACCGAAAAACCTAGTGTAGATAATGCTATTAAAGTAACTTTAAATGCGGTTACAGATAGCGTAAACAGAGCTTCTTTATTATCTGAAGGACAACGATTAATGTTAACTGGACGTGATGGTATAGCATCAGGAAAACCAGCCGTTGATACTGCCATGAGTGCAATAATGGAAGGTGTAAAAGGCAAAGTTCAAAATACTAATATGTCGCCTGTTGGACGTGAGAAATCACAACAATTAGGACAAGGTATTAAATCAGCAGATGGAGAGGTATGGAATGCAGCTTCACAAACTGCCAACCACGGTAAAAACGGAGCACAAAGTGTAAGTTTTAATGGTGTAGGAGAATCTATGACTATAGGGATGGCAAACGGAGCAAGTAGCCAAAGCGGTACATTATTGAGTACTATGAGAAGCCTTGCAAGTGCAGCATGGCAAGCAGCAAAAGCAGCTTTAGGTATTAACTCACCATCACGTGTATTCAAGCGTGAAATAGGTTACTGGATAGCACCAGGTATCGCAGAAGGTGTAACATCTAATGCAGGAACTTTATACACTAGCATTAAAGACACAATGCTTAAAGGAGTTCAAACTGCTAAAAACTTCAATTTTTCTGAAAAACTATCAAACATGGTAGACTTCAAAACAGCAGGTAACTATGCAATTCAACATAGTGTATCTCAAAATACATCAGTTATAGAAACATTAAACGTATTAATTAATAAAGTTAACGACTTAGAATTAAGAAGTGATGTTTACTTAGATGGAGATAAAATCGGAAATGCTACTTATAAACGACACGAGGTAATAGATAGGAGGTTAGGTTTAGTATGATAATTTGGAAGAATGAAACAATGCTACTAGATACAGATACTTATAAACTTAACTTAGGTATCTTAAACTTTGAAGATTATCAAGGAGCAAGTGAAAAACTAGTAAAAACTGAAAGTGTTAGTTTTAATGATGACTATGTGTATCGACCTAACACTTTCAGAGGTTACTCAACTACAATGGATATAGTAGTTAGAGAAACTAAAAAACGTGAATTTATAAACGCTTTAAGACGTGGTAACAGGTTAACATTACCTAAAGAAAAAGGTAAGTATAGAGAATATTATATAGACGGTGCAATTAAAAACACTATCTATAGTATAGGATATTCAAAAATAACAGTACCTATCACTTTTAAAGCGTTTGTTTACGATAAGAACAAATATACAACTACTGTATCAAGAGGACTGATTAAGACTATTGATAATACTGGAGATGTGTATGCAGAACCTATCTACAAAATAAGAGGTAATGGTACTTTGATATTTACAGTAAATGGATATAACCACACATTAAAAAATGCACAAGGTGGTTATATCATAAACTGTAGAAACAAAGAACAAAATGTTACTGATTTACAAGGTAATATGAAAAACGTTACTAGTGAGTATGAAGGGAACTTTACTGTATTTAATAGTGGAGAGAACAGAGTGCAACTTATACAAGGAGATAGTTTAGAGATAGAAGTGAACTGGAGGAATTTAGATTGATAATTAGATTAAATAGTGAAACTAATTTAGTTAAAGCAACAGAAGTAAAATTAATAAAAACTAGTGATTATCAAGATACTTTGACTTTCAAGTTACCACTAGACGAAAAAATCTTTGTAGATGAACTAGTAGGAGTTCGTACTAAAGTAATGAAACAAGATTATCGTGTTAAGGAGATAATCACAAAAGATAGGTTTAAAGATGTTTATTGTGAACACAAGTTCTTTGACTGTAAAAACATTATTATACCTTTTGTAGATGAAGCACATAGAGCAGGAGAATCATATAATGATTTTTCAAGATACAATAGCTTACAATCTATAGTGGGGCATCTTAATAGGATAATGAGAACAAAAGGAGATACTGAATTTAAGTTCAGTACAGATATTGATAAAAGTGGTGTAGTGGAATGTGATGACACACCACTTTTTGATTTAATTTTCGGAGAAAAAGGTATCTTAAAAACTTTCAATGTAGAGTTAGTTTACGATAACTACAAAGTAAAATTTGTAGAAAAACGTCCTAGTAAGAATACTGAAATACTTTTCCACGAAAATAAAAACGTTAGTGAATTACAAGAAACAGTAGACTTTAAAGGAATTGTTACAAAGTTACATGTAACGTGTAAATATACACCTGATAAAACAGAAGAAGGTAAAGCAGAGAGAGAACGTTTAAGAGCAGAAAAAAGACGTGAACTGTTTAATAAAAGTCAAGAGAAGATTAAAGCACGTGAAGCTAGACAAGCACAAGAGAGAGCTTTAAGAAGACAAAAACAAGAGGAAGCATATCAAGCAAGCAGAACTGCACCTAAAAAGACTAGAGAGCAAATTCATGCAGAGCATTTACAAAAGCAACAAGATACGGAAAACCGTATTTTAGCTAATAATGAAGCTAGAAGACAAGCACGTATTCAAAAGTTTAACGAACGTGAACAACAACGTGTTAGTAGAGCACAAGATAAGGATGATTTAATCTTTAGAACTGTATTTGTCAGTCCTTTAGTAAATAGATATGCACGACCTTATGAAGCAAGTTTAAACTTTCAAAGTAGTGAAATAAATAGTGAAGCTGCATTAATAGCGTGGTGTAACGCTAATTTATTTACAGATGAAGATACAAGAGATGTACCTTTAAGAAACTTTAGTTTTAAACCTGTAGAAGATGACTACAATGTAGATATTAATGACAAAGCAATGGTTAACTTCACAAGCATAGGAACTACAAAGATAGTACATTGTTGTAAAATTGAGTACGATGCATTACATGATAAGTACTTAAATATTGAGTTCGGAGTACTTAATAAGAGTGCTATTAGAGAAACTATAGGTAACTTAAACTCTAAAATTTCAGAAACTAACTCTACCATCTCAAGAACTTACGATATTTTAGATAAAAACTTTGATGATTATGTTCAGAAGGAACTAGAAGCATATTCAGAGTTATTTAATATTGATAGAGGAGAAATTGATGAAGCTATCAATCAAGGTTTTGAAGATGCAAAAATAGAAGCAGAAAAAGTTTATGGAAATATTAATACTGATATTGAAAATAAACTAGCACCTATTAGAGAAGAAGTTCGAACTACAGTTGAAGCATATAATCAACAACTAGAAGCAACTAAAAAAGAGTTAGAAAACAATAGAGCTTCATCATTAGAGCAACTAAAAGAATTAAGTAGTAGAGTGAATAATATCCAAGATATTTCTACAAACCCTACAGTACTTGAATTAAAACAACAAGTTGCAGAAGTCAAAGAAAGTGATAGTGCAGTTAAAAGTAAAGTTACTGAACTGGAAGGAAGTATTACTAGAGAATTTAGTTCTATTAAATCTAAAACAGAAAATGATTTAAACGTTGTTAAAGCAGAATTTACTAAAGGTGTAGATGGTTTAACAAGGAAAGTTAGTTCTTTAGAAGAATATAAAAATCAAGATGGAAGTAGAACTGAAAGTCTAAAACAATGGGTACAACAAGATACAGCTAGTCAATTAAGCAGGGAACGAACTGAAATTAATAGAATAGTTGATAATAAAGGTTACGTAAAAAATACTGAATTTAGTAGTAAGTTCAATGATAATGCACAAGGTATCAATAGGAAACTAGATGCACTTGAAACGTATAAAAATCAAGACGGAACAAGAACTAGTGTATTAAAACAATGGACACAAGATAATACAGCTAGTCAACTAGCTACAGCAAGACGTAGTATTGAAAGTTGGGTAGACAACAAAGGATATGTAACTACTTCTGTAGTAAATAATAAAGTACAAGAAACAGCAAATAGCTTTAGTCGTGAGATAAGTAATGTTAGAGAAAGCATACCAACTAGTGTAGGTGGTAGGAACTATATTACTGATAGTAAAAACTTAAACACTAAAGGATTTCCAAGTTGGACGAAATGGAAGAAATCAGTAGAAGGAGATACTCTAGTTTTAACTAAAATTGGGGGAAGTGACACTACAGGATTTTTCGTGAGTTTAACCGAGTTAGTTAAAACTGAATTTCAAAATGAAACAATGACATGGAGTATAGATGTTAAAGCTAATAGGAGTTTAACGTTAAGAAATGTTGGTTTTGAAACTAACGGACAAAAACAGGTTGATATAACAACACAATGGCAAAGAATTAAGCACACCTTTGTCAACAAGTTTAGTAATTGGTATCAATTTATATTTTATAACCCTACTACTAATTTCAACAACGGGGATAAAATATATATCCGTTTACCTAAATTAGAAAAAGGGAATATTGCTACTGACTGGACACCAGCACCCGAAGACGACCAACAAAGTATCAATGATTTAAACTCATGGAAACAAACAACTACAGGTACTTTAAATACAGTTACTAACACATTAAACGATACTGTAAGACACTCACAACTACAAATTACAGCAGACTCAATAAACTTTGGTTCGAACAAAGTTTTTAACGGAAGAAATCTAGCTAGTATGTTGTCGGTAAGTCCTGATAGTATTAAAGCTATTACTGATAAATTAGTAATTACACCAGCTAATGAGAATTTAGTGAGAATAAATCAACGTGTAGAAGTTAGAAGTGAAGGTAGAGATTTATTTATAACAGACGATATTTACGATGAATTGTATGGAGGAGAAGAATTTTACTTTAAAGCAATGTTTAGTAGTGCATTACAAGTAAGTAAACAATCTTTCGGTGTGCTTCTTCATGTTACGTTCACTGATGATAGTAGAAATTGGTATTATAAAGAAATGTATCCTGCAGGAACATATGTATATAATAAGTTCAACGAAGCAACAATAAAATTTGATAGTATAAGTGGAAAAAAAGTTAAATCATATGCATTTTCAATTCATCAATCAGCATATGATAATTTTTCATGGTGGTATGCACGGAATTTAACTCTCTACAAAAAGAAAAGTGCAGAATTAATTGTAGACGGAACTATAGAAGGTAAGCACATCAAGTCTTCTACTATTGAAGCTGGACACCTTAAAGCTGGTAGTGTAACAGCGAACGTAATAGCATCTGATGCAATCGAATCTAAACACTTGAAAGTTAGTGATGCTATGATAGATAAATTAGTTGCTAATAAAGCCTTTATTACTAAATTATGGGCACAAGAAGCGTTTATCAATAATTTACAAACTACTAAAATTAAAAGTATTCAAATTGATACTGAAAGTTTGGAAGGGAAAACTATAACGGGTGCTACTATTGATGGTGGAGAAATTAGAGGTAGAACTAAAATTAAATTAGGAGAATATGGTTTCATGCAACCAACAAGCGAAGGTGGTTTGCAAATCAATTCACCTAGACGTTTTAACAGTAAAGATGGTATAGGAGTGCAAATAATAGGGGCAACCGAAAGAGGAGAAGATATACCGTACGGACTTTTTGTTTATCAAGACAAAGATTTTACAGTAGGAGATAGAGCAGTAGATACTGACTCTTATATAGTGACTGTTCAAGGTTTTATAAGAACAAAAGGAATCAATAATTTAAGGTTTATAAATTATCGAGATGCTAGTACTTCTATAGGACTATGGAATAAAGATGTTTCATTATTATTTGATAATACAGATAATGATATATATTATTCATGGAAAAGTAAATATAGTATATGGGGGATAATAAAGAATTATTATAATACCACTTCCGATGAAAGACTAAAAAAAGATATAGTAACTTGTGATTATAAGGCTTTAGATTTAATAAATGATTTTAAATTCAAAAGTTTTAACTGGAAACATCATGAAGAGTTTGGACAAAAACCATATACTGAAATAGGTTTAATCGCACAAGAAGTTGAAGAAATAAATGAAAACTTTGTAGCTATGGCAGGAGAATATAAAACATTAAATCAATTTAATTTATTAACATATTCACTTAAAGCTATTCAAGAGTTATCTATACAAAATAAAGAACTACAAAACAGAATTTCAAAACTGGAGGAAAAAATAAATGGATAAAAACAAATTACAACCCGTTCATTATATTATGCAGGAGTTGACTGAAAAAACGCTAGAGTTAGCTAATTATAAAGTTGCTTATGAAGAGTTATATAACGAAAATGCAGAATTAAGAAAACTAGAGGAATTAATCAACACTAATACTGACTTGAAAGAGTTAGTAGAAGAAATTAAAAATAAACAGGAGGTAATCTAATATGGCATTAGAATTAATTACAAGAACAGCATATCCCGAGGCTGGTGGTTACAGAAGCGTATCAGTAACTTTCTCTATGAGTAAAGGAACAGCATACGTTAACGGAGGTATTGATTTACCTGGTAAATTTGCTACTGCAAGTGAAGCAGAAGTACTAGAGGAAATCAGAAAACAAATTGCACAACAATTATATACTGGAGAGGCAACACCTGCACTAGTAACTGAATATGCTAACCTTAACAAACAAGTAGGTATTCTTACTGGTAACAAACAAGATACAGTAGAACGTGAAAGAGCGTTAACTAAACTAGTATCTAAAATCAACAAAGGTAATGATAAAGTGCTTATGGCATTACTTTTAAATGTATTAGACCCTAAAACAATTAATGCTAACAAAGAAGTAATTATCAATGCTTTTGATAACTATGAAGTAAATGTAGATTATTCAGTAGGAGATAAATTCAAATATGAGAATAAACTATATGAAGTAATCGTAGAGCACACAAGTGCAGTAGAGTGGCTTCCAAGTGCAGAACCTACTAAATATAAGGAAATCACTTTAGAACGTGCAGAAAGTGCAGATAAAGAGCAATTAGAGGATGATGCGAATAGATATATCACAAAATCACAATTAGATGAAGCTATAGTTAAAACAGTTCAAGTCGTTATGGAACAATTAGCTCAAGATGATGAAGGAGGAGAAACAGATGAACATCACGGAGAAAGTAATAACAATGTATCACACGTTGAAGGGGGTAGTGAAAGTGCGAATTAATTTTAAAAACAAAGTATATAAAACAAACGATTTTCTAGTGGAAATGTATGTAGGACTATTAGTTACAGGTAAAAAGACTTTAGAACAAGTACCTAACTATGGTAATTTACGTGCAGTAGTGCAAGGAGAAGTTGATAGAATTAATAGAGAGTGGGAAGAAAAAGAAAAAGCTAAAAAAGAAGAGCTAGAAAAAATTGAGAAAGAAAGAGAAGGACACGCTGAATAGCGTGTTCTTTTTTTAGAGGTAGTCAATGGAAAACTTTGTATGGCAATTTATATTGCAACTTTTTACAGTTGCTATCATACCATTAGTCAAGATATGGTTTGACAACAGCAATAAACAAATGGCTAAACAATTTGAAAACTTAAATAAGGAAGTAAAGAGTACTCAAGATAAAGTAGATGAAGTTACACAAATAGGACTACAAAATAGAGCATCTAATAAAAGCATTATTTCATATAGACTTCATAAGGAGTTTGGAGAAGCAATAGAGCGAGGATATACGACTGTAGAAGATTATGAAGAATTAAGTGCTTTATATACTAGTTATAAAAATATAGGTGGGAACGGGAAAATAGAAGCATTATATAAACGCTTTAGAAATCTACCTATAAATAAACAGGAGGAATAGTATGAAAAAAGTAGTAAGAACTAGTTTAAATAATGTTGCAAATAAACGAGGTGTAAGAGATTTAAACATACAACTGTATTCTCACGATAAAAACAATGCAGGTTTTGAATTTGTAATTAAGAATGAAGTTGATTTATCGGAGTATAAAGCAAAAGTATTATTTGATTTTCAAGAAAGTTTTGCAACATGGGAAACAAAAGGGGCTATAGAAGGCAATGTAGTAAAAGTTAAATTTGATACTACATTCATTACAAAATGTGAAGAAGTAATCGGTTATTTATTTTTAGATAGTGAAACAGACACATTAGATGTATTTAAGTTTAAGTTCAATGTTGTGTTATCTGAAATTGATAAATACGATACAGCAAAACGAGGTTTTAGATATATCAAAGACCAAGAAGTTGTAGATGTAATTACACGTTCTGAACTAGAAGAAGAACTTAAAAAAATACAAATAAACGGTGGTATTGATTTAAGTAACTATTTAACAACTAGTGTAGCTAATGATACTTTCGCTACAAAGCAAGAATTAGGTTCGTATGCGACTAAAGATGAATTACCTAGTATTAGTGGCTTAGTTACAACAGAACAGCTTACAGCAGCTAAAAATAACGTTGTAGAGGAAATTAGCAATAGAGGGTACGTAACTTCAACAGTTGCAGAAGAAACTTATGCTAAAAAATCTGATTTACCTACACCATATAATGATAGTGCATTAGTAGAACGTGTAACTAACCTTGAGAATAAAACTGATAGAGATACAGTATATAACGATACAGAGGTTAAAGAACGTTTGACTGTTCTTGAAAACAAAGCACCTGTAGACTTATCTAATTACGCTACTAAAGAGGAGTTACAAGATGTAAGGAACAGTCAACCAACAGTTGACACTTCAAATCTAGTTACTAAACAAGAATTAGAGGAGAAACATTTTGCAACGGAGCAATCATTAAATGGCTATGCTTTGAAGTCAGAAATACCTACACCATATAATGATAGTGCATTAGTCCAAAAAATTGGACAATTAGAAGCTAGAGTTGATAAGGATACAGTATATGATGATACACCTTTAAAAGAACGTGTAACAGCACTAGAAAGCAAAGCTATAGAAGGTGGAGCTTATGATGATACTCATTTAAGGGAAAGATTAGATACTTTAGAAGCAAAACAGGATAAAGATACAGTATATGATGATGCACCGTTAAAACAACGTGTAGAAGCATTAGAAACTAAAGTAGATAAAGATACTGTATATAATGATGAAGAAGTTAAACAAAGACTTACAGTATTAGAAAATAAACCTACAGTAGACTTATCTGATTATGCTACTAAACAAGAGTTGCAAGAGGTTAAGAACAATCAACCAACAGTTGACACTTCAAATCTAGTTACTAGACAAGAGTTAGAAGAAAAGCATTACTTAACTAAAATGTTTTTCAATAATAGTGAATTAGCTCAAAAAGTTAATTTAATGTGGGAGAATGACTCGAAAATAGTCACTAAAGAAGAGTTAGAAGAAAAACATTATGTTACTAATGAACAAATTTCTTCTACTTATGCAACAAAATCAGAAATACCACAACCATATAGTGATACTGAACTAGTTAAACGTATAACTGTATTAGAGAATAGACAAGATAATGACACTATATATGATGATGCAGAACTGAAAAGACGTGTAACAGCGTTAGAAGAAAGACCAACAACTGGTGGTAGTGTTGACACTTCAAATTTAGTGACTAGACAGGAATTAAAAGAAAAAGAAGATGGTATTTATGAAGAAATGAGTAGAAATCCTTTGTATAAAACTTATACAGAAGGCACACTAATGCAACATCTTAATAGTCAGGAATCTTATAACATAGGTAACATAGATGCACGTGGAGGTATTATTTATACTGATGCTCAATATATAACAGTAGATATTTTCAAAGGAGATACAACCAAAGAAAAATTTGTTGATTTTCAAACAGCTATGTTTACACTTGCTAATTCAATACCCGATAATTATAAAATTACAAATTTATTGTATTCAGGAAAAGATGATGATACAGTAATCTTCCTATCAAATAAAAACTTTTCTGAAGTAGTCCCAAAAACAGAATTAAAGGCTATCATAAAAGAAGTTTTAACAGAGTTGAAATCAGAAAACAATTAAGGAGGTAAAAATTATGGAACAATTACAACCAATTTTAATTACAGCAATAGTATTTGCACTTAACTTACTAGGTAAATTTTTAAAAGAATGGAAAGTATTTCCTACTGAATTAATACCACAAGCACTAGGAGTGCTAGGTGCTTTAGTAGGGATAGTATTGTTTAAAGATGCTAATGCAGTTTTATTAGGTTTGGGAGCAGTAGGTGTACACCAAGTCTATAAACAATCAAAAAATGAAGACCCTACAGAAATTAAAAAAGAAATTGAAAATGGAAAAAACGGTTAAAATTTCCATTTTCAACTAATATTTACTCTTCAAAATGGAAAAAACGACTAAATTTTCCATTTTGAAATCTATTTAACGGAGGATAAAATAAATGGTAAGAACAAGTGAAATTATAAACGAAGTAGAAAGAATAGCAAACTTAGGTATCGGAGTAGACCAAGACGGAGCTTATGGAACACAATGTGTTGATGAACCGAACTACCTATCAGTATTATTTTTCGGAAAAGCACTTTGGGGTAATGCTATTGATTTACTAAATAGTGCTGCTGCATTAGGATATAAAGTTGAGTATAATGAAGCTGGTAACTTAGATAGTAAACCTAGAGCAGGAGCAGTCTTTGTAATGGATACTACATATATATATGGACATCCGTTCGGACACACTGGAGTAGTAATAGAAGATAGTGATGGTTACACTATGAAAACTATCGAACAAAACATTGATGGTAATGCAGATAGCTTATACGTAGGTGGTCCAGCACGATACAACGAACGTGATTTTAATGGTATTGTAGGTTGGTTCTACTTCCCAACAGATGATACAGCAGCAGGAGAAGTTGCATTAAATACTGATTTACAGTCTTTACCAACAGTACGTGTATATACTGTAGGAGTAGATAAACTTAATATCAGAAATGCACCATCTTTAAATTCAGAAGTAGTAGGAGTTTACGAAAACGGAGAAGAGTTTAACTATATGGAATTTTGCTATGCAGAAGGATATGAATGGTTATCTTACATCTCTAATAGTGGAGAAAGACGTTACGTAGCTTCTATGAACTTAGAAACTGGAGATACTCACGGAACGTGGAGAGAAAAATAACTTTACAGTAAAATAAAATTATGATATAATATTATTCAGAAACAAGTAAAAGAAATTTTTCTCATAAGATATATTTCTTTTGTTACCCTCTATCAATTTTGGTAGGGGGTATTTTTTTATGCATAAAAATGTGTTAAAATATACAAGAGGTGGAATTATGCATAGATATTATTTAAACAGTTATGGAAACGAAAGAATGACAAATTTCTTATTAAGGAACGGAGATATTGAACAAGATACAAAAGGTATATACGTTGTAGATACAGAAGACTATCAAGACTTTCAAGAGCAGTTTGATAGCTTAGAGTATTTTAAATCTGTACAAAAATTTGTACAGGTATTTGAATTAGAACGTATGTTGTCTAAAGGAAACTTTGTTTACTATGCAAGAGTAGTAGAAGATGATAACAAGAATGTATTCAGTTTAATATACGAAAGTCAGGATGGTTCTGATAATGTTACAATAGATGATGTAGTAGAAATACAAAGTGGAGATATTTTTCTGCCATAACATTGACTTATTAGAAACTGAAATGATATAATAAAGTTACCCTTAAGATATTTAACAAATCTTAATTTTCTTAAAACTAAAACAACATGAAATGTTTCCCAAAAAAGACGTTAGCACTCTTCAATCACCCCAACCACGTAGTGCCAACGTTCTTTTTTTATATTTATAATTAAACATCACTCTTACACATACATTTGAAAGCTAGTGTAGGAGTATTATTTAATTTAGGAAATGGCGTTAACCTTTGAAGTTAACGCTTTTTACAACTACATCTGCTTTGACTCTTCTTATTTTTTCAGTCGATAAATCACGGATATTAGCAAACTCAATATCGATACTATCGATAAAACTATTTAAAAACTCTACCTTTTTTTCATCTGACAATTTAGAGATTATCTCTGAAAAGTGAACACTTATATCTTGTAGTTTCTTTTGAATCTTGCATCTATTTTTGAAATCTAATATATTATCTTCTTCTTTTTTTAATTCTTTGTATGCAAAGTCAATTTCTTTTTGATAATCTTTTAATTCTTCATCTGAAATCAACTCATTAAACCATGCTTTTTGTAATTTCTTTCTTTTATTCTCAAGTTTGATATATTCTTTGTTGAAATCTTTTCTTTTTAAAGTTTCTTGCTGTTCTTCCGAAAAATTAAGTGAAAAATCAAAGTTATTAAAATATTCTATTAAACCTTTATCTACAGTTTTAGAAGTAATCATTAATGCGGTAAAACCACTTTGTTTGCAAAAAGGACAACGATAACTATGTGTAGTAGTTTTCCCTCTGACTTGTCGAGAACAAACTAATTTTCTATGGCAAGTAGGACAATTTATTAGACCACGATAAGGAGAAAAAAAACTATCTCTTCTAGTTTTTGAAGGTGTCAAATTTCTTCTTTCTAACATATTAATTATGTTTATATGTTCTTCATCAGTAATGTATGGCTCATGAGTATTTTTAACTAATGTTTCCATAAGGAAAGTATGACCTGTATAAACTTTATTTCTAGCTATCCTATTAATAGTAGTATAGTGCCAGAAACCTTTTCTTAAATAACTATAGTTGTTTTTTTCTAGTAGCTTAGCAATTTGATTAGTACTATATCCATCTAATAATTTTTCAAATATAAATTCTAAACATTCTCTAGTATTTTCATCTTTAACTAATTTTTTACCTTTTTTAATATATCCGAAAGGCACGTTAGTTATATAATTACCATTTTTAACTGATTGAATTTTACCTGCCATCATACGTTGAGTAATGGTATCACGTTCAAGTTGTGCAAATGTAGATAACATACCTACAGTTGCCATACCTATCGCTTGTGAAGTATCAAAGTTTTCAGAGAGACTTATTAAATCTATTTTATTAGGTTTAAAGAAGTCTTCTATAAGCAGCATAGTATCTTTAATAGAGCGTGATAATCTATCTAATTTATAAATTAAAACAATATCTATTTTATCTACATCATTCTTTAATCTATCTAATGCAGGACGATTGAATTTAGCACCACTGATACCTGCATCTACATATTCTCCTACTATTTTATATTCATGTAATTTACAATATGCTTCTAGTTTTTCTTTTTGAAATTCTAATGAGTTTCCATTTTCTGCTTGTTCTTGAGTAGAAACTCTCATATACAAAGCAACACGTTTCATTTATTTTTCCTCCATTTCATTGACTTTTAAAAAGGAGGTATGCTATACTTTAAATAACAATTCATGACTGTTGAGGGTAAGAGCATACCTCGGGATATTAAGTGTCGATACTTTTCACTAGCATTTTTTATCCTACAAGGCTTTAGAACGTTCTTTACAAGCGTTCGACTTCCGCAACATATAAAAATGAGAAAAGCATTTTTATTATATACATCTTTTACAATATCGAGCTTACTTGAAATAGTAAGCATAGGGCACTGCCCACCGTGAAAACAGATGCTACGAACATCTGTTTTTTTCTTTTGTCTTCTAAACTGGTCGAAATCGACCACTTTAAAACTTACCTCTAAATTCAACAACCTTTCCTAATATCACAACTGGTTTATTTACAATATCTTCTTTAGAAAAAAACATAGGTGGATATTTAGCGTTATTAGAAACTAACATTATTCCATTATCAGTTTTTTCTAATCTTTTACAGGTTGCATCGTCTCCATTTACTAATGCGATAACTGTATCTCCACTATTAGCATCTGACTGTTGTTTAACGATAACTACGTCACCACTTTCCATACGAGGTTGCATACTATCTCCTTTGATACGTAGAGCAAAGAACTCACCTTGACTTTGCCATGAAATAGGTACTTCTTCATAATCTAATATATCCTCCACGGCAGTAATAGGAATACCTGCAGCAACATTACCAAGTACTGGTATTTTAAGTGCAGAAATTTCATTGTTATACTTTTCTTCCTCTACTAAATCAGATTTATTTATACCAAAATAGTTTGCCATCATTTCTATTTTATCTATTCTAGGATATGCATTTCCATTTATCCAATCACTAACAGTTGAATAACTTATACCTAAACTTTCTGATAATTGCATTCTTGAAACATTGTATAATTTTAGATATTTTTTAAGATTTTTACTCATAGTTTTTTTATTACCTAAATTACCCATGTTATCACTCCTTCCATGATTTTATTATACGATATTATCGCAAATAATTCAACTTTTTTTCAAAAAAATACGAAATAACCGAAAATAATACTTGACTTTCCGATTTAATCGTAATATAATAAAATCAGGAGGTGGAGAAATGATACCGAATAGAACTAGACTACCTTTAGCAGAGTGGAGAAAAAGAAAATTAAAAATTTCTCAAGTAGAAGCTGCTAAATTGTTAGGTATAAGTAAGTACACACTTAGCAATTATGAGAGAGGAATTAGTTTTCCTGATGTACTTATAATTGATAAAATAGAAAAAGTGTATGATATAAAATACGACCAAATTATTTTTTTAACATAAGTTTACGATTTAATCGTGATTATTTTTTTGGAAGTTGTTTACGATTTAATCGTAATAATAAAGGAGGAAACAATGAGTAAGATTAAGAAATTTTTTAATTGTGTTATTGCAGGAAAAGAAAAACCTACTAAAACTGAATTAAGAAACAGTATCATTGAATTACTAGTGATAATATTCTTTTCAGTATTAGCAAGTTTAATCGCAAATATTTATTTCTTGAAATAGTTATAGATAAAGCTGGTTACGAATGCAACCACAATAGGAACGAGTACTGATTTTCCTAAAAATTTTGCGAAGTTGATAGAAAATATCTGACCTATTTTGTAACCTTCATGGTTAAGTATTATTTCTGTATCGTATTCTTTGATGAATTTATTTCTAAATAGATAGTCAAGTGTATGTTCAGGAGTAACACAAACTGGTTTGGCATCTGATTTTATAGTTGGTGTGCCGAATGAACTTATATGTAAATTAGACTGACTGTAGATGTAACAGATACCATCTTCAAAGAACGTGTAACACGGTTCGGCTGTTCGTCTAATTTTAATCAGTACTGATAATGATTGAATTGTTATCATAAATAATTACCTCCGAATATTATATAAGGTAATTATAACATAAAAAATTAAGGAGAATAATAATGACAATTGAAAGTAGAGGTTTTTATATGGAATGTATAGAAGAAATCGTAAATTGGTTGGTAGATGATGCTGTAGAGCATAGTACAACTTATGAAGAGGCTAAAAATTTTGTTAGAGGGAGAACTTCTTTTGATGAGACGGGTTTGCTAGTGCAGAAAATAGCTTTTGGGAAGTTGGATAAATTGGCTGCTATTCAAAAGATTGAAGGTGAAGTGTTTGAGAAAACGGAAGAAGAAAGAGTAGCACCGAAAAATAGTTTACCTGATTTTAGTAAATTTAGTAATGAGGAACTTTTTAAATGTTTATGGAACATAAAAGTACAATTACCTAAATATACATGGCAAGACTATATAGAGAACATTGATAAGATGTTTTTAAGTAGAGAAGTGTTAGGTAAACGAAACATTGAACTTGAAATAAAAGTAAAGTAAGGAGATAAGGAAATGGATACACAAGTAGTAGTGAAAGTGAAACCTAGTATTGAATTATCTGATAGAGCAATAGCTAACCTAGAGAAGTTCTTTACTAAACTATTTAGAGAACAACCTGAATTGTTTTTAGAGCAACAGGAAAGAAAAGGAGCTTAACAATGAACAGAGTTAAACAACGTAAATTTAACAACTTATACTGGACTTATACAGTCGTAGCAATTTGTATGCTAGTATTTAGTCCGTTTGAATGGACGGCTATTTTATCTACATTCATAGTTGCAACTGGCATTACATTTTATATTTTTGATGAACGAGGGGAATTTGCATTTCCTGATGGAGACGAAGATGATATTGAAGGTTAGTAAAGAGAAAAATAATGAAGCTATTTCAATGTTTAAATATTTATTCAAAAAGGAGTATAGAAGATGAGCGATTTAAATTTATATCATAATTTAAGAGACTTACAACTAATCCAACGTGATGTAGATAGTCACATGGAAACATGGCAACGAGAAAAAATAATAACAGCTTTAAGTGAAGAATTTCACGAGTGGTATAACGCTGTAGGATTTTTCAAAATTTGGAAAAAGCATAAGACACCTATTGAAAAGCAACTAGATGAATTGGCTGACTGTCTAGCGTTTGCACTGTCGTTATTAAATGATGATAATGAGATTTTTGGACTTTACAGATGTGGCATTGTGTTAAATAGAAATAATGAACAACATATTAAATTAATGAAAAATGAAATTGAACATGGTGAGTTATTCTCAAAACGAGTACATAACACAGTTTACAAGCAGTCAGTTGGATTTGCTATTGAGTTGATTTTAAACATTGCAATGATTTATTACAGTTTTGAAGATTTATTTGAAGCATATAAGAAGAAATCATTAGTGAATATTCAAAGACAAAAAGAGGGGTATTAAGATGACTATAGAAAATATTAATAAACCGAACCCCCAGCACTACAAAGTAGAGTTAAAAAATGTACCTGCAGTTATCAACGGACAAGAGGTTGTAGTAGATAGCATACAGCTTGAAACAAGACATATTTTAAAAGATGTAGTAAATGATGCTAATATGACTCACGAGCAAGCAGCATGGTACTGGAGTGTTGGTAAAAGGTATTTCAGATTATGTAAGAAACATGATGAACCAACAACTGATATTAAGAAGATAATACAAGAATCAACATTCTTGATTAGTTCATTATTAGGTAAGGAGTATAAAGCACAACTATTAGATGAACAAGGAAATGATTTATTAAACGAAAGAAAAGAGGATAAATAAGATGGAAATTAGAATTGATGAAAGATTAGTAGATATATTTAATGAAGTGGTTGAAAAAGACGATAAACCTTTTAACGGAGAAAAGAATTTAGAGAAAGCGATAAACTCTTATTTAGCAGATTATTTCGTTTTCATAGATAAGGCTAATGATAATAAGTTTTTATCAGAAGAAGCAAGCGATAAACTGGTAGAGTTTCTAATAGAAGATTATAAAGAAGGTGATGAAATAGGAAAAGGACTAGCACTTTTAGCGAAAATATTGAAAGCTGCTGCAAAAGAAAAATAAGGAGGATAATGAAATGGAAAATAGAATTGATACACAAGATACTAGCGTTTTTAAGAATTTAAGAATTGAAAGAAATACTTATGAGATATTTGAAAAATTATGTAAACGTTTAGGTGTAAATGTTTATACTATGGGTAACTTTATGCTAACTACAGGCATTAGTTCTTTTTTACAAACAATAGAAAATAGCGAGATAGTTTCAAAAGATGAAATTTTGCATATTCATGGAATGGAAAGTTCTTTAGAAAAAATGGTTAAAAGTGAGTTGGAATTTCATGCTTTTAAAAAGTTTATTGATGAAATGATTGGAGATTAAAAAAGGGAGTAATAGTTATGAATATACCTAACTATAGAGCTTATGTTGATAATAAGATTTATAGCGTGGTAGGTTGGAACGGAAGTTTCATTATTTTGAGTAGGAAGTTTGAAAGTAAATATGTTCAATCTATCAACGTTAAAAGAAAAGATGTAATTATCATGCAAGGTAGTGGCATTGAAGATAGAAAAGGTAATGAAATTTTTAATGGAGATATTGTTAGAAATTCTGATAAAGATATTGGAATTGTTAGATTTAAAGATGGAGCTTTTGAAGTCGATTTTAAAGAATATATCCCTGCTTTATTAGGTTTAATAAATGATGATTTAGAAATAATTGGGAATGTTTACAAAAATAAAAAATTACTAGATAAAGTTATAGATAAAAATAAAAGTGTAATTTGTTTAAATAAAATCGAAAAAAGAGTTGCTAAAAAAAGGAAAAGAACGTCTAAAAAGACGTTCAAGTGATTAATTAAATTATATCGTAAATCGATTTAAATTGCAAGAAAGGAGTGGGAAAAATGAATATATGGCTTATGGATGAACAGCCTGTAGTAGTAGATAGAGGGCTAGCAAGAATTATAGGTTTTTCAGAAGCAGTTGTTATTACTCAACTTCATCAATGGATAGAATATAACAGGAAACACAAGAAAAATTATAAAGATGGTTACTACTGGACATATGGTTCAATGGAAAAATTGCATGAAGAATATTTTGATATATTAGGTTCTGTTAGAACTGTCAGAAGAGTTTTTAAAAAACTAGAAAAAAATGGTTATTTGATAGTAAGTAACTACAATAAGTTAAATTTTGATAAAACATCTTGGTATAGAGTAAATTATGAAAAATTTGATTTACTTAAAAAGGAATATCGAGATGGACAATTTGACCACACCGAAAAAGACAATTTGACCATATCAGATGTGGACAATTTGACCATATCAGATGTGGACAATTTGACCACACCTATACCAAATAATAAAAATATAATAAAAAATAATAATATATCATATCATTCATCAAGTAATAATATTATATATAGCGAATCTGAACAAGTGACTGATGAACGATTGAATGATAAAAAAGATAAAAATATTAGTTCTAGAAAAAAATACAATAGACAATATTTTAAAGATAGCTTTGGTTATAACCAAGTCAGTAAAGATAAACAAGAAGAAGTTGATAAGTGGATAGACTATGCGGTTGATATATGTTTAAAAGTACCTAGCGAGGAAATACGAATAGGTATGTTAAATATTACAGCAGGAGAGCTCAGAGATAGATTATTAGAATTAAGGCATGAACATATAAATAATGTATTGTCTAAATTAAACCCTGCTATTAAGGTATCTAATCATAGAAATTATATATTATTTATCTTGTATAATGCGAAAGAACAATACGAGAGTAGCTTATCAACTGGCAGCAAACCAACAAATAAATTTAATAATAAATATGTTGCTCCTACACCTAAATACCTAGAGAAAAGAATTAATAATCGTGGTAAGACTGGAGAGAGAGTAGTAACTCAAGAGGACGAGGATGCTTATGCTCAATTAATGCAAGAGTTGAGTAAAGGAAAAGAACAAGAAGACGTACAGTGATAATTTTCAATAACGGAGGTTATCAATGGAGTTTGTAGAACCACTTAGAACTCAAGAAGAATTAGATGCAATGTATTATTATTTTAAGAACAGAAGTGAACGTGACTTTCTACTTTTTTATATGGGAATAAATGTAGCTTTTAGAATAAGTGATTTATTAAAGTTTAAGGTAGGAGATGTTAGAGGACGTGACAAAATAAAAAGACGTGAAATGAAAACTGGGAAAATGAGAGAAATTGATGTATTACCTCAATTAAAGCGTGTATTAGATGAATATTGTGAAGGTAAAGATGATGAGGAATATTTGTTTAAATCGACACGATATAAGAACTCTAATCGTCCTATTACAAGAACTCAAGCCTATAGAATAATAAGAGCAGGTGCGAAAGAATGTGGTATAAGGTTTATTGGTACACATAGTTTTAGAAAAACTTTTGGCTATCATTATTACAAAGAAACGAAAGATATAGTAACGTTGATGAAATTATTTAACCACCATGACCCTAGTATTACCTTGCGATATGTTGGAATAGAACGAGATGAAACAAGTAAAAAATTAAGAAAATGGGGAGGTGTAATGTAACCTCACTTTAAAAATAAGAGTATTATGTAACGTAGAAGGAGAACATTACATTAGTATTTTAAGAGTGCATTCTAAATACTGGTAGTAATAACGTTTCTCTAGTTTTAATGTATGTGTCACTTTATAAGATATGATACATATATATTTAATAAATCAGTCAGTCAATCAGTCAATCAATCGTAAAAGACAAAGGAGAATTAATAAATGATTAACAGTGTAATTTTAACTGGAAGATTAACAAAAAATATAGATTTAAGACAAACAAGTACAGGAAAAGCAATGACTTATTTTACTTTGGCAGTAAATAGAGTTTTTAAAAAGGAACAAGGAGTTAGTGATGCAGATTTTATTACTTGTGTAGCTTTCGGTGCACAAGCAGAGAATATGGCAAGATATTTAACTCAAGGGAGTTTAATAGGTGTAGAAGGTAGAATTTCTACAAGAAATTTCCAAGGTAAAGATGGGAATACGGTTTATGTTACAGAGGTAATTGCAAATAATGTAACTTTCTTAGAAAGTAAAAAACAACAAGGAAATAGTTATCAATTTGGACAAGTACATAGTGTAGGTTATAAACAACAAATAAATAATGGTATTGAAGATTTTGAAGAAAACTTTGATATTGATATGAGATTTAATCCATTTCAAGAGAACTAATGGAGGAAATTTAGAATGTACAAACCTATATCGACAATTAAAAAAATATTAAGTGGAGAATATCCTTATTTTAAAAACGTATGGAGAGTAGTTGTTAGATACAAAGGTAAATTTTATGGTTTTGACAAGGATGAAATCACTGGTTTAGGAACAGAGTCAGTACCTATAAAGTTTTCAGATGAAAGTACAAAAGTTTATATATGCAGTTTAGAACTTAAATAACTAATAAAGGAGGTTTAGGATGGAATTAAGTATTTATAGAATAACACGGATATTAGATGGAACAGACCATTACTATAAAGGTGTCAAAGCTATAAGAGTTTATCATGAGAAAGTTGCGTATGTATTTTCTAAAGAAAAGATAATCTCTTGTGAATTTAAAAACATACCTATGGAGTTTTTAGACGGAACTACAAAGGTTGAAGTAGATGCAATGTATTATGAACGAGATGAAGAAATGACTTTAGTTGAAAAAATATTAAATGAAGATAACGAGGAATATAATAATGAGTGAAAAAGATACTGGTATTACAGAAAAACTTGCTAATCTAACGGAAAGTCAATCATATATGGCAGTTGAGTTTGAGAAGATGCAGGAAGAGATGAAAGAGTTAAAAGAGTGGAACTTACATCTTCAAAACAACTTTAGAGCAACGAAAAAAGAATATAATTGGTTGTTTGCTAGTAGGTTAAAGATGGTGGATAAAAGCATAGACAAAGTAAAACTAATGTTGATAGTATGGTTTATTTTTACACTTGTAACAACAGTATTAGGTGCAATATATCATAAATAAGGAGGGTATGCTAATGGAAAATTATCAAGATAGAGAGTTGTATTATCGTCCTAGTGCAGAAGAGTTAGAAGAAAGAAAACAGTCTACTATGAGTACTAAATATAAAGATTATATCGTTAGTCAGAAATTTTATTTTGGTGGTTATCAAACACAGTACAAGTTTCCTAACGGACAAGAAGTTAGTGTGTTTAACAATAACGCTAGTAGTGGACTTGAGTTAGCAGTTTGGTTTGAAGAAAGGCGAGCTTGTAGCATTTCTCTCACTTCTGATGTAGTAGGTTCTATTAAGAATGAAGAAGAGTTAGATAAATTATTAAAGGAAATTAAGGAACTATAATGGGAAGATTAGAAAAGATATTGACTATACTTTGCTTTATTGTAGCGATATTTACAATAGGACTATTTGCAGGAGTTTATACCTCTAGTAAGAAACTGGAGGAACTTGCTGCACAAAATTCTGTACAGTATCAAACTATAGAAAAGCAAAAGGAAAGAATTAGAGAGTTGCAACACATGAAGCAGTTGAAGGAGATTTATGGATAATGATAGGAGATATATATTTATTCATAAAACAGTTTTTGAAAGAACAATTTTGCATACATGAATATGTTCGTGAGAGTATATATACTACTTCATGGAAAGTATGTAAGAAATGTGGAAGAGTTAAATAATAGGAGGATAAATAATGAAGATTGAAGATATAAAAAAAGCTAATGAATTATTAATGGAATTGAAAACAGTAGATAGAATACTGGGAAAATCAAAAGCACCTAACTGTTATATTGGAGTATGTTTGTTAGATGAAAATACATATTTGTACAAACGAGGAAAAGAAAAGATTATAGAAACAGTAAAAGAAATTAGAAAAGATATAATTCAAGAATTAGAGAAGATAGGAGTAGAGATGTAAAAATGATTAAAAGAGTATTAACAATACAAAGGGGTATTGAGTCTATAGGTAATGT